GTATTCGCATCGAAATTCAACTCTTCATTATCGGTGGGAATGGTTGAAGAATCTAGCCCAAGTTCCTTCTCTTCTTCACTAACGGCCTTCGTAATTGCCTTGTGGTTTGCATTCAAAATGCCAAGCAATTCTCGATAGAATCCGAGCGCCTTCTTTTCCAAGACTCTACCCGTGATTGCAATGTTTGGATTGTCTGCATTCCCTTCTGAGACTAACTTAATGATTTCAATGTTAGAGGCGTCATTAAATGAACCAGATCGCATCTTACTATCGTGATTGTATTCTTCGTCGTACTTGAATACTAGGTAGAAGAAAAACTCTGGAGTCTTGCCACGGGTTACATCTTTACCTAGAACGTCATTCTCGTCTACAGTTGCCAGATCACCTTCTTCGGATACGTCGGTGAACGCATCATCGAAAGATGCCATGTTAGATTGTAGAGCTTCCTTTTCGGCCTCAACGTCATTCTTCTTATTCTTAGCCTCAGTCAATACCGAAGCATCATCTTCAATTTCTCCTCCTCCGAGGACTTCATTGAATGTCTGGGAATATACTGGGTCATTTATGAAAGGCATGAAATCTGATACAGTGCTACTAGCAACTCCAGCCTTTTTACCGTCTTTGGTCTGAGGTGCAGACTCAAAGTAGTTGTAGTAACGCAAGAATAGATCAGGGTTGGAAGCCAATACGTCTACATTCCACTTGAACTTGATTGCAAACTTCAAGTCCTGAACTTCGACCTTCTTCTTGTCAACGGTCTTGCGAGTAACTGTATCCACTGGCGCAATACCAACTGCGGTGATTGGCTCGTAGTCAGAGTAATGCTTGGCGTTAATGGAGCCTTGCTTGAATGGAGTATATTGTAGACGACCTAGATTTTCCTCTAGCATCAAATAACTCTTACCTTCTAGGATTATTCTTCTTGGTAGCATGTGAATATTTATGACTATGCGAAAATAAATACCCAATGTGAAATACAGAGTATTTGCTTTATTGCCTAGAACAGAAGAAAACCTATTAGTCTACGAAGACGCAGAGTTTGAGCCTGCGAAAAAATACTGCGAGAAGAACATCAAGTATTTCCCTAAATTGACACTACTACACGGAGCTAAGGGACTTCCCGGATTTCAAGAAGACCTATACGAGAATGAAGAGTTTAGGGATAGGTGTAGAGATTCCATACCAGATGCTAAGATTGGCCGGATAAAAAGAAAGTCTAGATTTACTCATCGAGTCATATACGAGGACGAGAATAAGGTCTGCTTCTTAGTGAAATATAAAAAGAGTGAAGCTAGGGTTTGCATAATAGACGCAGAGGACAAAGATCTAGTATTTTCGCTAATAAAGACTAAACAGGATTGCTATCGAATTAAGATACATCGAAGTGCGCTACCATTGGTTTATTTCAGGCACAGTGCTAAAAGACATACTACAATTGTTGAATTGATATTCAATAAGAAGAAATTCGGCTTTATGAACTTCAAGGATGGTAATCCATACAATTACATGAAGTCCAATATCATATTCACTAAGGTTTCGTTAACTAGAAATAGGAAGAAGCCTGTGACAGGATACTATGGGGTGCTATATCTACCTAATGAAAAGGGTAATAAGAAATACGTGGCTAATGTGTATGTCAATGGTAAATGCACAAAGGTCGGAAGATATTCCGACCCTCTAATTGCGGCTAAGTATTATGATCGAGCTAGAATGGAATTGTATGGTAGAAGTGCGGCGAAGAATTTTCCATATGAATACTACGCCGCATTCGAACCTCACTACGTTGTGAACATTAAGTAACAGGAACTATTACGTTCTGATACTTTTTGCCATATGGTAGGGTGATTTCCAACAACCCATTATTGACCTTAGCCGATACGTCATCTAGCTTGAACTTATGGGCGGTCGTAAGCTGAAGAATCAATTCAGCCTTCCCTCTTGCAGTATTTTCTGCGGAGATGAATAAACCCTTGACTTCCACTGGAATTCCAAAGGTATTCAGAGTATAGGGCTTCACTTCAACCGAAATATCCTCGCGAGAATATCCCGGTACTTCAACCTCAACAGATACTCCACCTTCAACTTCAAATGCTTTATACCTCAACGATGTGGCCATATTCCACTCCTTTCTATACAATCATGATAACAAATTACATGCCAATTTAATATAGATGAATATACAAAAGGGCTTTGTCTCAAATCGAAACATTACTCTTCGGTTAGCATTCCATTATCTAATAGTTTCTTAGAAACGAGTGCTAGGTGCTTACATAATGCGGGAACTGACGCTGGATTGTTTTTTGGTGAGGGTAGCATGAAATTTAGAGTGCGCTTTATACCATTATTGTCAATGTAGGTTTTTCCTCTAATTGGCGATCCAGCTAAGCTCTTATTTCGTAAATTGGCATTACTGACGTAATAACTAAACGCTTTGCAATTGCAACGAACTTCGCATGGGTTGTTGAAAGACCAGTTTTGAGTATTTCGCTTACGTCTTATTTTAATCCAAGTTCGATATGGTTTTTCTTCACTACCTTGAACGTCTGCAGTAATATCGCATTGAAGGTATTTCGAATCCTGCTTCAATCCGGGGGCTTCAAGTCCAACAACCGTTCCAGCCGCATTAACAGATTCTTCTCCAAAGAAATCAATGAAGTTATTGTACAAGGTGCTTAATTTCTTACTAGGTAGCCATTCATCTGACCTCTCTAATGTAGGAGGTAATTCTGCTTTAGGTGGAATTGCAGGTGGATTTGTAGGAGCCGCGACAGGCTTTACTTCAGGCTTTTCTTCCTTTGTAGGCGTAGTAGGCTCTGGTTCCTTAACGGGTGCTTCTTCAGGCGTTTCAGGCTCGGCGGGAGCTTCTGGTTCTGCGGCAGGTGCTTCTGGCTCTACTGGCTTTTCAGGTGGCAATTCTGCAGGAGTAGGTTCGGGAACTGCTTCCTGACCCTGCTTCATCTTTTCAGTTTCCGCCCGCTCTTCAGGAGTTGGTTCTAAATCAGGCACTGTTTCGTCTAGTTCTTGGTTTTTCTTTTCAATTGCTTCCAAGATTAGGTTCAATTTCGATATTGACGGTACTTTGTGCGATTCTAATAGCTCAACGACATCTTCGTTGTTGAACGGTATCCCATGACTTTCGTAGATATAGTTTCCGATTAGAATTTTCATAATAATATTTAGGTGAATCCTTTTCTAAATAACTCGTATGGATTTGGATATGTTTAACCCAATTGAAGACGACGAAGCATTTGATCCTGAGTATGATCAGTACGGGAAACCAGTAGCTGATCGAGATGGAAATACTTTACCCAAGGGGTCCATTAAGGATCGAGAATTTGAAGATGAAAAGCAGGCTAACATAGACGCATCGAATAAGATGAGAAGCCGTAGAGAAAAGATGGCTCCATATATTGAGAGGTTTAGATCTACTCTGATGGCTATTTTCCATGAAGATCCACATCCAGCCGACTTATACACTGCACTTGAATTACTATACGATTGGACGCTTGCTAGACTTGAAGCATCAATGAATAAGACTAGCGAAGAAGCTACTCAATGGATGAGAGTCGCCAACGACCTAATTGATATTGACGAATATGCACTAATGGAAAGCATTGAAGACATGATTATGACTTCTCCGCATTCAAGTGTACGATCAGCAATAGAACAGCAATACAGCAATTTACTAAAAAGCGCAATGGGTGATTATTCCAAGGAAGCTCGGATTTTTATTGAAATTGCAATTGCCCTCGTTTCAATCGTAGAAGAACAGATCGAAAAAAATCCTAATGATGCAGAAGATTATATTGAGATTAAAGAGTCACTCGATAGAAAATACGGCCCGTTGTATAAGGGACTTGAGAATCAAATGAGAGATCTTGTAAGTAAAGACCGAAGATACGGCAGACTGGTATCAAGATAACGGACACTATAGAGGGGGGCTTCGGCCCCCTTTCTCTTGCTACAATCTTAGAGGTGACGGTCAACTCCTCAAAGAGAATTAAATGAAATTGTTTTCTGACGTACTAAGCAAACTCGCAAGCATTGAAGGACTGTGGATAAGTCAGCGGCTAGTTTACGATTCAACCGGAAATGTAATTGGAAAGATAGAAATACATTACTATAGTGAACATAATGTGTTCATTAACCTATTGGCTATTTACCCCGAATATCGAAATAAAGGATACTTCGATCAATTGATTAGTTTGATTTGTAGAGCCGCAGACGAGAACAAAGACATAATCCAGCTAATCCCACTCCCAACAGAAACAGATAAAATTCCCGCAAGTGGAATAACTGTTGAGAAGTTGCAGGCCATCTATTCTAGTTATGGGTTCGAATCAGACATTGAGGATGCTAGGGTATCAACATATACTAGGGTTCCTGCCTAATAAAAAGCCCTCCGATTAGAGGGTTCGTAGCTGCTACGATAAATCTACGCAAAACTATGCAAAATTATGGAAAATTGTGTAGATTTGCAGTTTGAGTTTCACTTGAAAATGGAGATAACTATTTTACAATGAGTCATCGCAGTTTCAAGATCGAGCTTAAGCTCAACGCAACCCAGCGGGTTCTCTGCGCCAAAGGCGCAGGAACCTCTCGTTATGCGTATAATTGGAAACTGCGGCAGCTAAGCGAAGCATATGAAAAAGCCAAGTTAGAAGCCAACGGAGCGAAGCCGAACTGCAAGTTCGGCAATGCGATCAGTTGGCATAAAGAGTGGAACCAATTCAAGAACAACTCGCCTTGGATTCGCGAGGTTTCTAAGTGTTGCGGACAGGAAGCGTTGCGCGACCTTCAGGTCGCCTTTCAACGATTCTTCGCAAAGAAGAATGCGTATCCTAATTTGAAAAAGAAGGGGAGTCGTGACAGCTTCCGCTTGACGGGAACCGTCAAGGTTGGACCTGATTGGGTCCAACTTCCAAACATGGGGAAAGTGAAACTCAAGGAGCAAGGCTACGCCATTTCCGAAGGTTTTATGGAGGTTGCACAAGCAACCGTTTCGAGAACCGCCGACCGTTGGTTCGTCGCATTCTCGATTGACGACGGAGTCGAGGATCAGCCTTTGGCTGACCTCTCAACTGTCAATCTCGAAGATATAGTTGGATTAGATCTTGGAACAAAAGAGCTAGGCATCACTTCGGATGGCGAAGTCTTCGCCAATCCGAAGGCTTACAAGGCCCATTTGATGCGCCTTAGGCGTTATCAGAAAACGGTTTCTCGTAAGCAGAAAGGTTCGAGTAACAAGAAGAAAGCGATTGTCAAACTTTCTCGCGTTCATGCTCGCATCGCGAACATTCGTTCGGATGCTACGCATAAAATGACCACTTCTTTGGCGAAAACCAAACCGAAGATTTTGGTCATCGAAAGTTTGCGCCCGAAAAACATGTGCAAAAACCACAACCTTGCAGGGAGCATCCTCGATGCGGCCTTTGGCCGGATCAAGGTCATGCTCGCATATAAGTGCAAGCGATCAGGCGTTCGCCTGATCTCTGCGCCAGTGTTCTATGCAAGTTCAAAGTTTTGTTCGCATTGTGGGTGGAAGTATAAAGATCTGCAACTCTCGGAACGAGAGTGGACATGCGAGGGGTGCGGAACGCACCATGACAGAGATGTCAACGCCGCGAAGAATTTACAATTCTTAGGCGCGTGGTTGTTGGATTTGGTTGGGAGCGCCCCAACCAAAACAACCACAGAGAGTCTCGGCTTTGCCGAGCCTATTCAGAGCCTCGGCTTTGCCGAGCCTACGGGGAGTTCCCCCGGAAGTCACGCTTGCGGAGATGAGAGGTTACAATTCCTTACGGAACAGTGCTCATCTATGAAACAAGAATTCAAACTACAAAACCATGCGTTGCATAGTTTTACGTAGATTTGTTAGAACGGCTTTGTTTTATTCACCTAGTTCGTTTATCTTATCGTCCACCGGAGCACCATTTAGCGCCCATGGTTCTAGATTGAATTGCGATCCGGCCTTAATCCTTCGAGCAATTTCATCAACCACCGTCCAATACTCATCCCAGTAATATCCTAGCTTAGGTACATTATGACCCTGCTTCTTCATATCTTCCTGAGCCTTAATTACTTCAACTAAGTCATTGCGAGTATACGCGAGAGCATCGTCATTCATCCCCTTGACTTTACTGCGACCTGCGGCAAAATCGTACATATCATTACCCTGTGAGTCTTTGGCTTCGTCCAATGTACCCGGATTCGACTCAAGTGGCTTATTAGGATCTACTTCAGTAGAGGGAACCCCCGCCTGTTGACTTAATTGTCCAATATATTGGCCTGTCGAGTCAATCACCTTGTTCTTGATTTCATCTGGTAGGTTAGGCCATTCAGCTTGAACTCTTCCGAACCATTGATCTGGATCTTCAGACTTAGACACGTCAATCACGTCATCGTAATTATGCGCAGGAATCGTATCGTCACCCACAGCTTCCGTAATGTATTCAATTCCACCTAATGTGATTATAGCCATGATTACCTCTTAAGGTATATTTATAACTCAAATCCCAATCGGAGTAGTAAAAACTAAATATCGAATATGAACGATTAGCGAAAGGAGATCTGACATGAACATTCTCTCATACCTAGTAGGCAAAATAGGTAAACATTTGAAGAGGAAACCGTCGGATCTAAACCTTAAAACGCTTAAATTCGTGTTCGAGGATGAGTGTGCATTTTGTAATAACAAGATAGACTATACACACCGAGTCAATATTGAAGATAGGAAGGTTCCGTGTTGCCTTTACTGCAAGGCACTCACTGAAAATGGGACGAAGTGGACTTCCATTCTGAAAAAGAATTACGGAAACGAAAAACGCAGGTACGGTGATAAGTACCTGCGCATTGTAGTGTGGTTCTCTGACGTCGATTAACCGTTGATTATGGTTTCGCCCGGATAGACAACCATTCGATTCCGCATGGACTCAACTTTCTCAGAAGGAACTCCGTGAGTGTTGTTGAATCGACCTTCCGAACGATAAACCTTCACTGGAATTCCGAGAGATTCAGCCATCGACGTATAGTCTCGGATTTCTCGCAGAGTGGTGAGAGTATTCGGAACGATGACGGTCTTTCCTTCTTCGAGAGCCTTTAGCGTCCTCCGCTGGTTGGACTTGTGCGCCCACCCCAGCTTGGAAGGATCAAATCGATACTCCCCATCAACAATGAAGAATTCGTCAGTTTCGAAAACGCAAGCTCCGATTTCAGAAGCCATCTTCATAGCGAAGGTAGACTTTCCACTACCCGACGCTCCTCTGACCAATATGAGATTTTGTGTTGTATTTTCCATATGTCGAAGATACTAGGTAGATAATCAAACGTCAACCATTTTTCGAAGAGCACTCAACGCATAGTTTGGAATGATGTACTTTAGTTCCTCTTAGATACGAAGAAAATTTATTTATTTCTTTAATAGATAAACACTCAACACATTTACGAGTTAGTTTATTTTTTGCAGGTCCTTTATTTCTGGAGAATTTATTTCCTTTATCAACGGGAGCGTCGTATGGTATATTGTTTTTAATTCGATATAATAACAATGACTTACTTATGTCAAGACATCTGCTTAACTCAGACACTGATCGATATTCAACACCATTAAACGATATAGCCTTTGACTTTGGTTGAGTGCTTCTAAGTTTTTCTATGTTTTCTTCTGATCGTACAGTGGCATTCCACTTAGCTCGATATATTGGATCTCGCATGTTAGCCAAGGTTTTCATTCGATGATTCTCTTTAGATTCCGGTGTTATTGTTGGAATATTAATAATAGTTTTCATTATCTTTGCGTGTTTTTCTCGAACTGCCGGAATGTGCATTGGATTAGCTTCGCCGCCTTCTGTAATGTTACACAATATTCCATCACGCTCAGAGCGTCTCCCGTACTCTTTAATTAGATCGTGTTCATATTTCATCCTCTCGCCAAGTGTCAAATTATCATATAATATCTTAACAATATGAGGAGTTCCATTAGACATTAATTTATTTGCGAGCCGTTGACAAAACGCCAATCTCTTTTTAGTTCCATTTGCGTAATGAATATGATAGGCTCTTGCATATTTCGTTTGAGTTTTAATCCCCTCTAAATGAGATCCGACTCCAATATAAAAAGGAAGATCATTTGTCGTATCGACCCAAGCGTACACGTAATGCTTTCTAACTTCGAACATTTCAATATTTATTGATGAAAAAGTTGACATATCATCATACTTAAAGTACTATCATCGTATGACAATGGACTATCTAGGTTGGATATGTGCAATAATTTCTGTAATTGGAACACTATGCATTAACTACAAGAACAAATATGGCATGGTATTATGGATTATCTCTAATTTGCTTTGGATCTATTACGCTTTATTCGTTCAGCCAAATATGCCACAGGTCTTCATGTATGTGGTGTTTACATTAACCAATATTCACGGACTGTATAAATGGAAGCTACTAGAAAAATCAGCAAAACCATAATTGCGGTTATGTGTGGAATGTTGGCAAACCTAACCATAATGTTCCTGTACTTAGAAACACCGTATAAAATTGTAATAGGTATTCCCTTAACTATTGTTTACTATGCAATATTGTCAAGGATATTCAAACCGATGTCATTCAGGAGGTCACTCAAATGCATGCGTATGCTGGAATCGGCTCAAGGGACATAACCCCTACAGAACGAAATCAAATAACCAGAATCGCCAACTACCTAGTGGCTAAGGGGTATTTTCTATACTCGGGCGGGGCTGATGGGGCTGACAAGGCATTCGAAGAATCATGCAGAGGCTATGGACTAAAATTCCTACCGTGGCCCGGATTCAATATGGTGCAATATTCGAAGATATACTCGACAGTAATCCACAGCGACGAGTCGATGGAGTCTGTGATGAAATATCATCCAGCGCCTCATGTATTATCAGAAGCGGCTAGAAAGTTAATGAGTAGGAATTATTACCAGATTCACGGATTTGGCGATTTACCTAGAGTTGATTTTGTAGTCTGTTGCGCAGACCCAATTCGCAATTCAAATGGCGAAGTTAAGGGTGGAACAGGTCAAGCCGTTAGAATAGCACTCGACCTTAACATTCCAGTATTCAACATTAGAGACAAAAACTCCAAATGGGAAGCCTTTATGAATTGGCTTCCAACTGTAAAGTATTCTTCGAGAGAAGAGATAGAAAATAGTGTGCGTTCAACCTGCACTGAGAATATAGCTCACTGAACTGATCTGGGCGTAGTAGTCCATATACGATCATACCAAATAAAACAGCCGCAACAATTAAACCCTTCATCATCGACCCCTTTTCAATATTATAGCACTAGTCGTACACTACAATGTCAGTAACTCTATCCTGACATTCATTGATTACGTATGTTAATTCGATAGGCGTATTGAGGTCGCCATGATCAGTTCGGTATGCAGTATACTGTCCGTCCTTATTGTAGACCTTCACCTTATACCCAGCACCTGCAATCTTCATACCTTGTTTGGTTGTTAGTTCGATGCCATCAGGTAAGGTTATACTGTAACCCTTCCATCGACCAATTACATATGGTTCTGCAGGTTCTTGCGACTCTAACAATGTCAATATGTTATGGCGAGTTGCACTAGACTCTAGTATTATGTTTTTCAAACTGGCCACATTGTATCGCTTCATCGCCCACCTCTAAGTTTCCTAATTGCACTTACATAGTATGGCATTGCTTCTTCTAGACCCGGATGTAATGGATCTGGAGGGTTGCTAATTGGCGTCCATATATAATCATCTGTCTCTGAGTTTAGGTTAGGCTCAAATTCGTCTTGACATACTACTAGGTAATTGTAGTATTCGAAATCATGATCAGGATCTTGGAATACGCTAACTCCAATATACTGATCCATTCCAGTATAACCTACTTCTTCAGAAAGTTCTCTTTCCAGTCCCTCAATGGGAGTCTCGTCTCCGTCTAGTTTTCCGCCAAACCCACCCCAAGTATGCGGCTCTAAAACCCTTCCAGATCGTAAGCCGAACATCACATTACCAGTAGACTTCGCGTAGAATAGGCATCCTGCGGCTCTTCTACCCCAATAAGGAGAATCCTCGCCAGCATCATTCTCTTCACCTCTTGCGATTCCGGGGTCAGCATCATCGTCTTCATATTCGTCTGCTGGCTGTGGTTCTCTAGACGCCATATAAGAAGTATTCTGCAATGGCGATCTAAAAGGTTCAAACATTTCCATTATTGATTCATGTAAATGTTTCGCAATTTGAATTGCAGCCAATTGCTTCTTCGCTTTTTCTTTACTTAGACATTTATGTGTAGTCGTATTGTGTACGTGATAGCAATCTTTTCCCTTTTTCTCAATTGGCATTACTTTTTCTCCTCTATTTGATCTACTGCTTGCCCCGGAATTTCCCCGAAACCCATTCCTTTCAGAGCGCCATCAGCCGCAACAGATAGCATAGTGGAAAAGAAACCTTCCTCCAGTGGACCCTTACTAGAATCTAATTTAGATTTTAGATTCCTGAGTACCTTATTTGCTTCATTCTTTAATACAGTAACACCGCTATTTCCTGCGGTAATCATATAAGCAGGTATGTATTCGAACTTACGATCTTTTTTGAGTTTTGGAGTTGGCTTAATTGCCTTTTTGAAATGACTAGGTGTGATTATTACCTTAGTTCCGTTATAATTGACTTCAATGCCGTTGCCATTCATCACGGGTTGCCCAAATATTAAACCTAGTTTAACAAGTTCGTTATTATCTTCGTTCTTTTCAGTGTCGTCCTGATAATCATGCATTTCATATACTGCGTCTTTGTAGTAGTATTTCATTATGATACTCCGTCGGAAAATCTCTCAGCGGTTTCCTTAGCCTGTTCTTCTGTTTCTATGGTGTATTCTTTACCATTGTAGGCAATGTCGCCTTTTTTAACCTTGTCTCCAATACCGAATCCATATACAGCCCTATGACTCCAGCCATACCATTTACCATCACATCCTTTACCTAAACCACTCCCAGAGGTTTTCATCTCTAACCAGTCTTGGAATTTTATCTTAGGTTTCCCCGTAGAATATCTAGGTAGATTCTTTAGAGTTCTTTTTTCTGGAGGAATATTAGATCGTATCTTTCCATTAATTCCAGTTAATTGATATTTTTCAGTTGCTTCATATAAGCATCCACGCCAGATGACTTTCATGCTATTATTTAGGTCTAAGTCTTGCTACAATGACATGTAGAGTCACCATAAAGGCTCAAAAAAGAAAGGTAAGAACATGAGAAAGTTGATCGTTGGACTATCCCTAGTGCTCGCGCTCGTCGCGGGAGGAACCTATCTATCCGCATGTAAGGCTTCGGCTACACCTGCGGGGGGAGATTCTACTGCTGTGGTTGACACCCTGAAGAAGGATTCGACCGTTGTCGATTCTGCTAAGGTCGATACCGCTAAAGCAGACAGCGTTAAGGGTAAGTAAGAAATGGAGGGGGGTTAAACCCCCTTCGTATCAATCGAGAGGTTATCAATGAATGAAGCACAAGAACAAGAGATAATGATAGGCACTGATATTTTTGACGAACCGGTGAAGGATGATTCGATGGACTCAATCAATGATTCGTACTGGTATGAGTGTGGAATTATTCCAAACGAAGTGAATAGTGTTGGATTTAGATATACTCAGTTTCATATTGACCTCGTAATTAAATGGTTGAGTGATATTGTACTCGGGAAAACACCAGAAAATCAATATGTCGTACTAATAACTGGCGCATTTCCAAATGAAACTGCATTAGACTTGACAAAGCTATGCGCTAGAATTACAGCATTTGAATATATCGACGGGAAGCTCTGGATCAAACTCGTTCCAGTCGGCCCCATGGCTAAAGAATTTGTAGCCTACAACGAATACCTGAAGATCGTAACCTTCATGATTGGAAGCGTATCCAAGGTTGACGGGATCAATACAGTATCTGAAGATGCGCAGATGATGTATTTCTTCCTGACTAGCAAAAACCCTACAGTGATCTCGGAGTGTACGCCGAATCCTGTAAGTACCCCTCATGATCAACAGCTAGATTAGGATCTAGGTTAGCCTCGTCTAACCATGACCAGTTTCCACCGTAAAATACCTCTAGATCTTCTGGGGGTATTTTTTGCGTTGTGAAGAAAGAACATTGTCTTCCCTCATTCTGCCCCATACTATCTATTTCATAATCTGACACTTCGAACCGCAATACCACTGGGATCATTAAATCTTCAACGAAGTCATCGCTTCGATCCGCCGCATGGTCTTCATATCTACTAATCCAATATGAAAGATCTGATTGACACGTTGAGAAGAATAATTTACCATTCGACCATGAGGAATATGCTCCACCCCCAACGCCACCACGAGCGCCGGGAGTTAATCCTTCTTTTAATATAGACTCTACGAATCGTAGATATGTCACATGATATGCAGTTACGACTTCACCTGCACTTTCATATAGACTACCTTTATATAGCATTCTCATGATTATTCCTTTGTGATGTTAGGATCTGTAGTTGGATTGCGATTGTGTATTGATTTAATCTGATTTGGGTTATAGACTATGTAGTGATTTGCGTACCTAGCGCCTTCCATGTTAGAGAATACACTAGCGTCCATTATAATTCCGTCGAATCCACCTCTAAGAATTATTCGCTTTACGAATTCACCTATATAATTCTGATCTTCCCTATAATATGCATCTATCAGATCACTCGGCTCTTTAA